TAATCATAAATTTTTTAGATACAGAACAACTCAAAGAAACTAAAAAATTTTTAGATCTTTCGGTAGATGGTGATTGGGAAACTGGTTTAAAAACTTATTATGGAGACCCACAAACAAAAAATAACAAAGAACTTGTGAATCCTTTCATAAAGGAAAAGATTTCAAAAAATGTTTATAACTCAATTGACACTAATAAAAAATTTTCACATTTCTGTTTTCCCAAAAAAATAGAAGATGTTTTAGTTACTAGAACTGAAGAAGGGGGATATTACAATACTCATGTGGATATTGGATTCAATGGCCACTACAGTGTCACTATATTTCTTTCAGATCCTTCTACATACGAAGGTGGGGAACTTTGTTTCTTTATGAATGATGAAGAAACTAAAATAAAATTAGATCCAGGATTTGGAATTGTTTATCCAACAGGTGTACCACATAGAGTCAATAAAGTAACCAAAGGTCATAGGGACGTTTGCGTATTTTGGGTAAAATCTTTTATTAAAGACCCATTTATAAGAGAAATATGTTATGAATTAAATGAATTAAATTTGGATGAAGAAACTTCCAATAATGTAAAAAGTTACGAAGAGTTCCAAAAAGTAATCAGTCAAGCTGGATTCAAAGTTAATGACATATTCCATAGATTAATAAGAAGATACGCAGACATCTAAATTATAAATACCTCTAGGAAACTAGGGGTATTTTTTTATGGCACAGCCATCTAGTAGAGCAGAGTTGAAAGAATACTGCCTCAAACAACTAGGGAAGCCAGTTTTAGAAATAAACGTAGACGACGATCAAATTGATAACCTAATTGATGATGCGATTCAATATTATCATGAACGTCATTATGATGGTATTGATCGTGTTTTTCTAAAGCATAAACTTACCCCAGCAACTAAAACAACCTTAGCTCAACCAGGACCTGTAGGATCAGCTACAACATCTGCAACCGATGTTGTGGGTGCAGGTTTGACTTCACTTACTTATGTTGAGGGAGTAAATTATCTACCCCTTCCAGATAGTATTATTGGTGTAAATAATATTCTCAAAATTAATTCCAGTACCGTTTCGGATGGTCTATTTAATATCAAATACCAGTTATTCTTAAATGATGTTTACTATTATGGTGCATTAGATCTTCTGAACTATGCGATGGTTAAAAGATATCTAGAGGATTTAGATTTTCTTTTGAACCCTCATGCACAGATTAGATTCAATAAAAAAAATCATAAGTTATATCTTGATATAGATTGGTCTCAAGTTGGAGAAAATGAATATGTAATTATTGATTGTTATAGAATTTTGGATCCAAATGATGCTCCAAAACTTTATAACGATTGGTGGCTAAAGAAATATCTTACTGCTCTCATTAAGAAACAATGGGGTCAAAATATGAGTAAGTTCCAGGGAGTTCAACTTCCAGGAGGAATTGTTCTTAATGGTAGACAAATTTATGATGATGGAGTTGCAGAGATTGAAAAACTTGAGCAACAACTCAAGGATGAATACGAATTACCACCACTGGATCTCATAGGTTAATATGTCACCACTCAATTCTTATTTTTTACAAGGATCTCCGAGTGAGCAACGACTTATTCAAGATCTAGTCAATGAACAACTGAAAATGTATGGACAAGATGTTCTATACATGCCTAGAAAAATTGTCGGAGAAAATACCGTCATTAAAGAAATAGTCGCTTCAAAATTTGATGATAGTTATAGAATTGAAGCCTATCTAATGAATTTTGATGGTTTTTCTGGAAATGGGGATTTACTCTCAAAGTTTGGCGTAAGAAGCAATGATGAAATAAATCTTGTAATTTCAAAAGAAAGATATGATGATTTCATTTCTCCGTTACTCAAATTATGGCCGGAAAATGAAAGGAAACTTGCATTTAGACCCCAAGAAGGAGATTTGATTTGGTTTCCTCTAGATGAATCTCTATTTGAAATTAAATATGTAGAACATAAAAAACCATTCTATCAACTCAACAATCTATATGTCTATGAGTTAAGATGTGAAAGATTTGAATATGAAGATGAAATTATCGATGTCCCAGAAGTTGATCCAACTGGAATTGAAGTCAATGAATCAATCAAAGATCTTGGAAACGTTTATACTATTCAAATGGTTGGTGCGGCTGCAACTGTTGCAACAGCAGTAGTTGGATTTGCAACAACGACTCCCGGATCCAAATCAGTACAATATATTGATTTACTTAATGACGGATTTGGATATATTTCAACTCCAACCGTTAAAATATCCAAACCTCCTACAGGTGGTATGACTGCAACCGCTGTTGCAATTATGACAAGTAGATCCTCAAATCAGAGATTGTCTATTGATAGAATCTTAGTAACCAATCCTGGATTTGGATACACTGAACCTCCTACCGTCACAATTTCTGGTGGTAGTGGATCTGGAGGAATTGCAACTGCAGTTATAAACACTGGTGTTCTTGGATTGATTGGAATTACATCTGGAGGTGTGGGATATTCAACTACTCCACAAGTAATAATAGATAGAATCTTCATACCAACAAGTTCTGGAGTTTCATCTAATATTAATAATGCACAAGCAGAGGCAATATTGAACACAAATGGGGTTGTAGCTGCTGTAAGATACACAAATGCTGGAGCTGGATACACATTTGCTCCAACAGTAACCTTTACAGATCCAACTTCTATTACCTTTGGTGATTATGATTATAATGAAGTTGTAACTGGTACAAAAACTGGAACAACTGCATATGTTAAGAGTTGGGACTACGTTAATAGAATTCTTAAAGTTGCAATTGTTGATGGAAACTTTGCACTTGGAGAAGCTATAGTTGGTGCAGCTGCAAGTTACAGAATTGCATCAGTAAAAACAAATGAGTTCTTAGATGCATATGCTTCAAATATTGAGATAGAAGAAGCTGCCGACTCTATAGTTGATTTCAGTCAACGCAATCCTTTTGGTGAATACTAAATAATTAATACTCTACGGTAACTTGTAATGATCTCTAATTATTTTTACCACGAAATATTGAGAAAGACCATTGTATCTTTCGGAACACTCTTTAACAATATTCAAATTAAACATAAAGATAATGCTGGGGATGATTTCAGTATCATTACAGTTCCTATTGCTTATGGACCCGTTCAAAAGTTTTTAGCAAGAATTGAACAAGTACCAGACCTTAAAAAAAGAGCAGCTATAACTCTTCCCAGAATGTCATTTGAAATGACAGGGATTTCTTATGATTCTAGTAGAAAATCATCTACTATGCAAACTTTTAGATCATATGATCAGGCAAATAATGAACTAACAAAAGTTTTTATGCCTGTACCATATAATGTTAACTTTAGGCTTTCAATAATGTCTAAATTGAATGAAGATGCCTTACAAGTTATAGAACAAATTTTACCATATTTCCAACCACATTTTAATTTAACGGTAGATCTTATTTCAAGTATTGGGGAAAAGAAAGACATTCCAATGGTACTGGAAAGTATTTCAATGGATGATCAATATGAAGGAGATTTTACTACAAGAAGAGTGTTAATCTATACTTTAGATTTTGTTGCAAAAACCTATCTATTCGGACCAGTAGGAACACCAAATGAGGCATTGATTAAACAAGTTCAGGTCGATTATTATACAGATACAAATAGAGTAAATGCTTCCAGACAATTGAGATACGTTGCGGAACCAAGGGCTCTTAAAGATTACGATAATGATGCAACTACAACTATTGCTGAAGATATTTCATCAGATGTAACTGTATTTGATGTTTCGGATGCAACTTCACTGATTGAAAAATCATACATTATGATCGGTGAAGAATCTATGTTTATTAGTAAAATTACAGGAAATACTCTATCAGTAAATAGGGGTCAGGATGGAACTTCTATTGCAACTCATTCTGAAGGAGATCCAGTTAATGTCATCAATTCTTCAGATGATGATCTAATTAACTTGGATGATGACTTTGGATTTAGTGAGTATCGTTATAATTTTGATGGAGATGGAAAGATTTATAGTTCTACAAAAGGTATTGATCTATGAGTTTTGAAGATATTGATAAAGCTTTAAATATTGAAACTACTCCAATAGAATCCGAAATAGTCAAGGTAGATAAACCAGAGATACAAAAAACCTCAGATGTTGTCGATCAACTTCAAAAGGACTATGAGTATTCTAGAGGTCAACTTTATTCCATCATAGAAAAGGGTCAAGAAGCTATTAATGGTATTCTAGAACTTGCACAAGAATCTGACTCACCAAGAGCATATGAAGTTGCTGGACAACTTATTAAAAATGTTGGAGATGTTACAGATAAACTTCTAGATCTTCAAAAGAAAATGAAGGATATTAATCAAGAACAGAAAGGATCCGTACCAACAAACGTTACAAATAATGCAGTGTTCTTGGGATCTACCGCAGAACTCCAAAAGTTCCTGAAGAGTTCTATGAACCAAGATCCTAAATAAAAATAGGAAACTTATAGACATAAATGGATAAACTCACCTTTAAGGAGTGGTCTATTCTTGCAGACCTAGAAAGAATTTCAGATCTTACCGAAGATGAAGAGTTTTCAATGGCTCGTGGAGAACTCAAAACTGCTCAAGCAGCAATTAAAAGATTAATGACCAAACTCAATGGTGAGGGAAATCTTGAAGCCTGGGTTCAATCAAAAATTACAAAGGCTGCAGAGTATCTTGATACAGTAGC